AGAGTAAAGTGACTGCCCTCTGGAGCCTCCCACTTAGGGATGAGTTGGATAAATTCATTAAGTGATAATTCTTTAGCGTTTGACCATTGAGGAGCCAAAGTAGAAACTAAGCAAAGCAAGCATACCTTGACGAACCTCAGGCAAGAGTACAAATCCTTCAACTTGTTTAAAGCCTCCGTTGCCGATTAGAAATGAAAGTAAACCCCCACGTTCAGCCTCAAGTGTCACAGGGACATTGATAATAGCCAAAACAAAAGGAGCGATGATAACAGCGAATAGGATACATGCAGCGATTAATCTGCGTACCCATACACCTGCGGTACGACTAGCAGCTCTGTCAGCAGAGTCGTCAGCCATACCTTGAAGGGCTAAGGAGTTTTCCAAAGCCCGCGCTTGTGCTTCCGCTTGGGAAGCCACGAGGCGCATCACAAAACCTGTGACGCCACCTCCCAACATTGATAATAGTTCAATAGACATTATATTTTAAAAGATAGATGAGACAGACATACGTTGCTCGACCTGTGCGCGATAAGCAGGGTCAGTAGCATAACGAGCATCACGCATAGCAGCAGTGACTTGAGCGGCAGAACCGAAAGGCTGAACACCTGATTCACCACTAGTAGAACCTTGTACGAGAGCAGGAGCAGCACCACCAGATGCTTGGAACTGAGCGTATAGACCTTTAACAGCTACGCGTGCCTGTTCAACTGAACCTGACTCCACCATACTGTTATAAGCATCTAACTCACCATTATCTAGGTTCTCAGAAGCCCACTCGGACATAGCCTTGTAGTTTTCTTCACCTCCAATAGTTCCTTGTATCTCAGATGCTTGACTAGCAGAACGAGCTTCTTGTCCAGCAACATAAGAGTCAACGAACTCACGAGGAACTCCAGCGTCTTCTAGTGCTTTGTAGGAATCTTCGGATAACTCACCATTATTAGCAAAGTCGCTTTGAGCTGTCTCAATAGCAGAAGCCATAGGTGCTGGTGTATCCGTAGAAGCTTCTACCTTCTCAGCAGGCTCTTCCTTAGGTTCAGACATCTTCTTTTGAAGTTCTGAGTAAGCCTTAGCCATGTCCTCTGGAGATTCAAATTTTTCATCAAGCCATTCAGGACGCTCAGTAGCTTCCTCTTTGACTTCCTCGGTCGCTTCCTCTTGGGCTTTAGCCATAGGGTCAGCTTCGAGCGTTTGGTTACGCTTGTTTGCTGCTTCTTCTTGCATAGCAGCTTGTTGTTCGAGAGAGATATTTTCCTCTTCGTTAACTTCGTTTACTTGTACTTGCTGTAATTCAGCCATGATTATTGTTCCTCGCTAGGGGTTTGTTCTTGTTGTATTTTTGCTTGGTCGGACATTGCTTTGATACCACTAGGGCCAAGCTTTTCCGTCATTTGCATCATTTGAGATTGTTGAGCTTCTTGAGCCATCTGCTCTTGAGTTTTAACCAACCCATCAGTCTTAATACCGAGGGAGGTTGCTCTGCGTTTAAAGTATTCAGCTACGTTCACGAACTGGGCTACAGCCTCAGGGCCTACTACTTGGGATGCTCCAGCAAGGAACATATCTAGTTTCTGTAGGTCATGTCCGCGTCCTAAGGCTTCAACACCTGTAATGATAACAGGGTTAACAATGTCCTTAGGTAACTTAGGAAGTTTCTTCTTCTTACTCATCACCGACATTAGGCGATTAACAAGAGGCATCTGGAGTTCAACGCTAAGGAGTGAGTAAAGACCACCGATAGCAGTCTCAAGCTCTTGACCGAGCATACGGATTTCCTCAGCAGTAACACGTTCAGCATTACGTACAACACCAGAGGTGAGAAGGAAGGCGTGACCAAGACGCTCCTCAATCTTTACGATAGCTTCTTGTACGATACGGAAGTCATTAAACTTATTGAGCTGTAGTACAGATACGTCAGCAGCGTTACCTTGAGCGATAGCACCATTAGGACTCTCAGCGAGTGTCTTAGCGCGTGTCGTACCATTAGGGTTAACTAGGAAGAGAACCTTAGCAGCAGCAGCAGAGCCTTCCACGAGTGAACGCTGGAGCGACTCAAGTGACTGTAGGTCGCCTAGGTATTCCTCTGTGTATCCACGTCCGTAGTCTTCACCGTCAATACGGCTAAAGCGGAGTGGGATAAATGGGTTCTTATCAGAAGCAAACATACCCTCAGATGAAGGAATTACATTACCGTTAACTTCTTGCCATACCTTCCACTTGTCATCCTTACGGCAGACTGCTGTATAAAGATGTACTTCGTCTTCAGCACCTTCACCATCCTGTGCGCCTGCTAGTTCTTTCATCTCATCAGATAGAGACATAAACGAAAGTGTTTCTTTTGTAGCGATGTACAAAACATTACCCATAGGGTCACGTTCTACAACATAACGGTCAAGGTGGAACACACGCATACCACCCTCTTCAGGGAGATAAACAAGGGAATTACCAGTTACGATAAGATGCTTTAGAGCTTCATGTAGAGCTGTGCGATAAGTCTCACGGCTGATTTCATCCATGACGGATTCCTCAACTTGCTGGAGAGCTGTTTCAATCTCAGTAACAAGTTCAGGTGGTGCGCCTTCTTTAGCTAATCCACTAGCGTCTACGTTAAGGCGAAAGAACGGAGCATTGGGAGGTAGGAGTGCTAACAATAATTTAGATGCGAGGTTATTTACTCCTCTTGCCCCAATGCCCTGAAAAGGTGTTTCTAGTCGGCTGTGTGCGCCAAAGCCCTCATCTGGCATGATGTAGGGTAGTGTGAGTTTAGAACACTTACGCGCTCGGTCTATGTATTGATGTCGCTTACCCTCCAGTTTGGAGTAGAGTGCTTGAGCAGTTAGTTTGTTCATATATTTTCTGTTAATTAAAGTTAACCCAACCTACGGAGAAGTTGCCTTCTTGTAGCGAGGAATCTAACCGATTGAGTTTAAGGAACTCTCGGTAGGCGGGTTTAAATTTCATCTTCCCATTGCTTAGGCTCATAAGAGTCTACAGCTACGAGAAGCTCTGAGGGGGTTAAGATACCAGTAGTCTTCCACACATAAGTGTCGCTATTGGTTCTGTGGATGTCATAATGAAAGAAACGAGCTTTTATATACGTTAGGGATGCGTTAGCTCTCTCTATCGCTTCTTCTCTAGTGTCATATTCAAGGTACATGTTAGTTATCTTGGTTGAGTTAGCCTACTTGTCTACAATAAAGTTTAATAAGTAGTGAATGAGGATAAGTCGCCTTCTGTGACTGTGTATCCTGTAGAGACACCTTGGGCTGTGTCTAGTGTACTAATCATTGCGTTAAGTTCAGGGACTAGTGCATTATAAGCTGGCCCTGATGTTCTAGTATGGAACGTAGATAAGAGCCAAAGCTCTGTACCAGCTACAGCAAACACAGGATTACCAGAGTCGCCTGATATAATACTCTCATGGAAAGCTAAACGGTCAGAGTTTTCTGGTTTGTTAAAGGTAGCTACAGGATTAGTATCAGAAGCTTCTTGGGTGTTAAGTAAATCTAGTACGATACCCTTCTCTTCAAAGTCGAAAGCTAATAAAGGCAAACGATATGCTGAAACAGAACCACTAGTAGATGAAGCAGGTAAATACGTAGTAAAGGCTGACGGAAATATCTTACAAGGTGTTATAGAGCTAGGAAGGTCGCTATCTAATAGAACCATCCAAGCGTCTGTACCTGTACCATCTGTAGATATACTTGAGGCTTGTACGACTGTACGTGTAATAACAGTATTATCTGAAGCTACGAAACGTAAAGTAGCCCCTGATTGTATAGGGTAGTGAGAAGCTAATAAAGCGTGACGAGCTGTAATAGCTGTACCAGCTCTTGTGTTAGCACCTATAGAGTTCCAAGGACTAGCACAGGTTAAAGCTTCAGCGTGTGTAGCTTGTAGGAAGAAGTTACTATTTCTGGTATATGAGCCTGAGGTATGATTCTGGCTAGTATATACAGACTGCTGTGTGCTGACATTAGCACCACTTAGAGCCGTGTCTATAGTGTCTGTGAGTTCTTCACGTGCTGAACCAGCCACACCACCTGTAATGGTATCAATGGTTACCGCTCCTGATACCTGAAGAGATATATTAACAACCTGTGAGAGCTGGAAGGCACCCACCGCGGCTGTAACGGTTATATTAGCTGATGATGTTTCTTCAGGGACTACTAGGTAAACAATATTACCCAGAGTATCTACGTTTATCTTCGTAGGATTATCCGAGGAATAAGTGAAGTTAATAATATCGTCAGTGGTATTATATAGAACTGTAGGTGATAAAGTGACCTGTTCTCCAGCAGAAGCTGTAACTGTACGAGTTACTTGCTTATCTTGGTCGGTCGTGGTTGTTACTGTATCAGCCGTTATGATTGTATCAGAGCGAAACTGCTCCATGTTGAACCATACTTTATGAACACGCCCTTGGTTTACTTTTACACTTCCTATCTGTGTAGTCATTTAAGATATTTTTGTTACTTGTAATTTGGAATTTTCGAAACCGTAACCAGCAGTTCCAGTTACTACAAAGGATAAGCTTAGTGGATAACTAACAGGGAAGTTAGTGATTTCTGAACGTGTTATAGTGATAAATGTTTTAACACTTCTCATCGTATAAGTTAAACCAGAGCTTGAACTAAGAGCTACTAGGGCCTGAGCTGGTGCGCTTGGATAAGGGAAGGTGCTTCTTATACCGCTAAAGCCTCCTAATGCCTGCGATGCGGTTGAGGAAGCTGCATTATTAAAGTCACCTGAAGCTAAATCAACGCTATCGTTACCAAAGGTAAGAGGGAGTGCTGGAAATCCAAACCCTAAATTACCTATATCAGCTGTTACGTCTACAACTGCTTTTAGTGTTGTGGCTGGAATTGACCCCGCTGCATTAATATCACGAATAGCCATAAAACAGTCCACCTCGAATACTGCTGATTCTCCTACCGCTACTTCCGATAAGTCAAACTCTATAGTATCACTACTGAATGCTGTTCCTGAGGTTGAAGCCTCCGCGCCTGCTGTAGCGTTAATAGTAGTTGGGGTGCTATTCTGTGGGCTTACAACTTCGTAGGCACTGGCCGAAGTGAATCGGATAATATCTTTAGTGTCTGTGTTAACCATGATTGAACCCACGGTAGCATCTGAAACAGCGTCAATCTCTGCTGTAGTGCCTGAGGGTGGGATGAAACTACCGAAGGAGACTGTATCTGTGGCTCCGAGTCCTGCGTTAGTACGGATAGCAGCTTTATCTGCTGATTTAAGTAGACTGTCTACGTCTGAAGTTACTGTTACGTTTGGCATAATTCTTTAGTTGTTTTAAGGTTGGATATAAAGTGAAGAACCGTCTGGCTGGAAATAACTAGAGCCATCGGATGCTATATATGTAAGAACAGAACCCGCAATAATAGCCTTAGTTCTGTCGATGGTTACTGTAACGCCATCTATAGTGATAGTACGGACGTTAGGGTAAGGAGTGTGGTCTATGGTAATGGTATCACCATCTAGGGTCATGGTACGAACTCCCTCAAACGCATCCCTATTAATGGTATATGTTTCGGTGTCGCCATTTGCTTGGGTGATTGAGAGAGTCGTATCTGCCATGATTAGTAAGGTAGGTTAGAACCTGTTCCTTGACTGCCTGTATTAACAGAAGGTCTACGGATGGTTAATGAAGAAGTGCCTGTCTTTTTAGACGCGCCCTTTGGAGTACGTTTAGTTGCTAACTTCTGAGCTACCTTTGTAGGAGCTGGAGGAGGAGCGGGTGGTGGTACTGGGTCTGGTACTTTAGGAGATGACATGCACATAATATTATTCTTTGGTTAAGATGTTTTCGTTTTGAATTTGATAGGTGTGTCTGAGGAAGTTAACCACAGAGCGTTGACCATAATGGAAGTCCAGCTCTCTTACACCCTTCTCAGGGTTGAAGTCTTGTGAGGGGTAAACCTCTTCAAGAGCCTTAATAAGAGCGTCTGAGACGGTCGGGAATTGCGTAAAACTGCCTGTATTATTCATTACTGTCCTTTCCTTAGGGGTTAATATCGTTAAGTTCGTCTGGAAGTTTACCAGAATCTATCCATTCTTTGGTCTGAACCATGCACATAGCGTTCCACACAATAGCTCCACCGTGGTCTTCGGAGGTGTCTCCCTCCATATATTGCCAAAGGTGGCGATAGAGTGAGTCTACGTAGCGACTTAGGGGAATACCCTTATGCCAGTTGTCTCTACCATATTTAGTAGCTCCGTCCTCAAACCGCTTAGAAACAGCCCTGAGAGCTGCAATAGGGATAAGGCTTGGCATACCTTTACCTTCTGACGCGTCTCTAACTGCTCCTGTGTTAAACTCTGAGCGTGCGCCTGAGTCGGGGAGTACGGATTCTACTAGTGCTTTTGTCTGTGTTTTGTATTGCATATTTGCTTTTTCGATGTCGTTGATTAATTTATCTATTTGATTCATGTGTTTACTTTAACATTGGAAAGGAACCTGTGGGCTTTCAGCCTTAGCGTTAACCTTAGGCTCCCATAGTGTTACCTCGTGGGTTTCACGGTCGTATTCACCAGCTCGAAGGATACGTGCAAGACGTGCATTCATAAGCGCATCTTCTGCTGTCTGCCCTTTAGACTCGTAGGCTGCTACAACGGATTCCCAGTAGGCTCCGTGTTTATGTAACCACTTCTCAGCCGTACGGATACCGAAGCCCTTACATCCAGCAAAGCCGTCAGTCATGTCACCCATGAGTGATTGAACAAGGTGGAAGTAATTAGCCTCAGCCACAGTGATAGTACGGAGAACATCTTTAAGATGATTATACCACATGATGGGGAGAGTTCCGAAGTCCTTGTCACCTGATACGGCCACACGGTTCTCAGGGTCTTCTGTACATATGATACCTATAGCGTCATCCGCTTCAATGTTCTCGTAGATTGTTGAGTTGTATTCAGCCATCATCCATTCTTTAAGCTCACCGATACCGAGAGGCTTGCGCTTGTCTTTACGGTTCTGCTTATAGTCTGACCACATCTTGTGACGAAACGTAGTACGAGGAGAGAACACCACTAGGATGTCCTTACTCTGTAGGCGTTTCTGAATGGCTAAGAGTTGACGGTCAGCGTCTGCCTTGGCTTCTGACATGTTGGTCTGGAGTGTCCATATGTCATCGTCCCACCGCATCTCTTGTTGAGCAGCACAAGCTGCCTTGTATAATATCATATCACCATCAATGATGATTTGTTTGTTTTTAGTTTCTTTCATGTGCGTTATTTATCTTAGTGTGTTTCTGCCCAGTTAGCTCCTACTTTGTATTCGCCATCTAATCTGCAATTAAAGCTGAGAGCCATTCCTGCTTTTGTCAACGCGGAACAGAAACTCTTACCGAGTTCGTCAGCGTGTTCAGGAAGGCACGAGAACTGTACCTCATCGTGTACGTTAGCATGCATCTCATAAGGATGACGCGCCATACGTTTGAACTCAATGAGAGCTTGTTTCATAACTACAGCACCTGCTGACTGTAATAACAGGTTGAGGGCTGAGTGTGGTGAACGACAAGGTAGAGGACGTTTATCGATACCTCGTAGCATACCTTGCTTCTCAATGGCTTGACCCACAGCTTCCGATAGACGTTTGATTGCTGGAATCTTACGCATGAAGGAAGCCTTTAGAGCTTTACCTTGTTTGGCAGAGCCACCGACAATAGAACCAATCTTAGCATCACCAGCACCATAGAGGAACGCATAGATGAAAGTCTTAGCGTCGTCACGTGTAGGTAGACCTGCTGCTTGTTGGTTGGCAGAGTGAATGTCACCTTCTAGAATTGTCTTACCATAATCCTTGTCGCCAAACATATGGAGGTAGTGAGCCAAGCAACGTAGTTCTAATCCTGACGCGTCAGCACCTACTAGTACTTTACCTTTGGGAGCTGTGAAAGCACCACGGCAACGCTCACCATAAGGCGCACGTGTTGATGGGACTTGAGCTACGTTAGGGTTGCGGTGAGTACAGCGACCAGAGACAGCACCATTAGTGTTGACTGAGCCGTGAATACGCCCGTCTTTCTCTAACTTGAGCCACGCCTGATTGCCTTCAGCTACTTGACCGAGACGTTTACCTACAAGGAGATACTCTAGGAGTTTCTTAGCTTGTTCAGTTCCAATCTCTTTTAGTACAGCCTCGTTAATAGCTGGTCGTTTACCTTCGTAAGCTTTAGGTTTCCAACCATCGGCCATGAGACGAGCTGCAATCTGGTCACGGCTATTAGGATTGAACGGAACTTCTTTAGTGCGGAAGTCACCCTTCTCAATCTCTTTAGCTTTCCAGCCTTGTTCTACTAATGACTTCTTAGTCTTACCTTTAGTGCCATCAGGTGCAATCCACCAACTACTCTTGGTTTCTACAATCTCAGGTGGGAACACCTCACGTAGTTCTACATCTAGTTCTGCTCTACGAGCCATGAGAGAACAGGTTAACTCCTCTGCTGCTTTCACATCAAAAGGGAAACCGTTCATAACTTGGATACGAACAATCTTAGCGAACTCATGTTCAAGGTAGTTTACTTGCGGTAATCCTCCGAGGTTCTTCTTTAGAAAGAACTCATAAAGAGCTTTAGTAACCTCTACGTCTTGAACGCAGTAGTCTTCCATCTCTTGTGACCATTGCGACCAATCTTCTGTTTCACCGTGGTCGGACTTCTTGTTACCTATACGATAGCCCCAAGCCTTGAGGGAGTGACTACCAATAAGTTCTTTAGGGAAGCCGTCACGTTTGAAGTCATCGTTGCGTAGGTCAGGGAACATGAAGCGACCTATGATAGCTGTGTCGAGTACACCAGCGTGGGTGTAGCCGTAGAGCTTCCATAGAGCTACCGCGTCAAATCCAATAGCGTTGTGTCCAACAATGTGGATAGCTTTAGATAAGCGGTCGAGTCCTTCTTGAATATTATTAGAGCGGTAACGGTGTGTACCCTCATCATCAATAACAACTAAGCAGTGGAAGTCTTTAAGGTCACTAAGTGTAGCCCAATCTTCAATGCCGTTGGTTTCTATGTCGAAGTATGCTGTAGGTTTCATATTTATAATACCTGACTATATGGCTGTAAGAACATCGGTCAACTTCAAAAGCACACCTTTAGATGTGTTATTGTCGCCACCACGTTTGTCGAACTTCGTACCTTTGAGGGGTTCAATGAGTTCTTTTAGACGCTCTGTAGGAATGAACAGTTTAAGGTTACCTACAACAAAGCAGTAATGCTCTGCCTCGGAACGAGAGACACCTGAAGGTTTACCACGTGACTCATACTCAATGTACAAGTTACCTGTACGTTTTGCCATCTTGTCTAACTTTACTTCTATCTTCTGATTAGCAAGCATATCGCCTACTTCCTTTTCTGCTGCTTGTCCTACTTCGAGGTCGTATTTAAAATTTGAACAGTATTTCATATATTATTGGTGTTGGTGGTTTATTATCTTGTGAATGGGTTAGTCTCGTCTTCGGTGTCCTCAAATAGAGGGTTGGTTTCTTCTGAAATGCGACCTGTCTCTTTATCGTAGAGAAGGCTACACGCTAGTCCTGTTTCACCACTAAAGCGGTTCTTAAGAACACGTAGAGCTGTACGGTTGCGGTTCTCTTTATCCTGCTGGTTACGCTCAAGACCGATACACATATCGGATAACTGGGCGATAGCTGCTGAACCTCGGAGCTGTGCAAGAGATGTAGCTGCACCTTCTTCGTGTCCTTTACCTTCAGGACGCTTGAGGTGACTTACGAGAACAACACCAATCTTAGTTTCCTCTACCAAGCCACGTAGCTTAGTCATGGTGTTATCAATCATACGTCTTTCGTCACCGTCACCCATACCTGATACGATAATACTGAGGTGGTCGAGAACCACGTAGTCTACATCCATAGCCTTAGCCATGTAGCGTATGTGTCCTAGGAGGTTGTCACTGTCGAGTGAACCCCAGTGGTCGTAAAGGAAGAACCGACCAGAACCTACAGTTGCTTCATAGGCTTTGTCGTACTTCTCGTCAGGGGTGAAGGGTTCGAGGTGCAGAGGGCGTGATAGTTCGAGACCAATGACACCGTTAGCTGTACGCTCTATGGATTCCTCTAGTGCAATATAACCAAGCTTGCGGTCGGTTGACTTGAGGCTGTGGAGTGCAATCTCTTTACAGACAGCAGACTTACCAATACCTGAACCAGCGCAGAAGGTAACAATCTCACCTTTACGTAGTCCACGTGTCATATCGTTAAGACCACTATAAGGATAAGGAATGCTATCGTTGTGCTTAGGTGTAGTGAGACGCTCGTACAGTTCAGTACCGTCTACGATGTCGTCAGGTCGCCATACCTTAGCGTTCCAGAAAGCCTGAATAACTTCGTCAGCTTTGTTAGCTAGAAGCATCTCGTTAGGGTCTTTCATAGACAAGCGAGCAATCTTACATTTACCTGCTGGTAAGATATGAGCAACACTCTCGGCTGCTTCACGTCCTGCCTTGTCTTCGTCAAACATAACAACGACTTCATCCCAAGAGGAGAGCCATTCTAGTTGGCGTTTGAAGACACTCTTAGCTGACTGTGCGCCACTAGGTAGTGAGACTACTGGCCACTTGTTGCCTTGAATTTGACTTACTGTAAGAGCGTCAATCTCTCCTTCAGTAATAACAAGCTTCTTACCGCCATTCACCCATAGGTGCTGACCGAAGAAAACATTAGGTGTGCCGTTGCAATGGAAGCTCTTGTCTGCGAAGCGATACTTCTGAGCGACTTGAGTACCATCGTTGTTGCGGTAGTTAGCAATGTGACAAGGTTTGCCGTTAAGCTCTCCGATTTGGTAACCGTACTTTACGCACGTTTCTTTGTGAATGCCTCTTGGTTCAATGGCCATGAATTGACCTTGAGTGAAGCCTAGTGGTGAAACTGATTCCATTTTCTGTGTAGGTGGTGTTGTGTTTTTGTTGTTACGATTAGGTGTGAAAACTCCACAGGAGTAGCACTTGGTGCTTCCGTCAGAGTTGTGTGTTAGTGCATCGCTGCTCCCACAATCGGGACAGGGTTGGTGTGTGGCTACTGCCGTTAAGTCATCCATTCTTTTGGTACTTGACCCTCGCACCACAGGAATCCGTGCTTGTCGCACCAATCCGAGTACGTGGTCTTGCTGTTTTTGTTGAGTGTGTTTGTTGCTCTTTGAAAGACAAAGCGTATGTCTAGGTCGGGGTGTGCTTCCTTCACTAGTTTGTGCTTGGTTCGGTCTGCTCCTGTCCAATATCCTTTAACCTCTAAAATTATGCCGTTATCCAGTATGAAGTCAGGCGTGTATTTGCAGGGACGCGAATAGTTTAGTTTCATAGACTCGTAGGAGTGGTGAACTCCTGCCCTCGTAAGAGCAGAAGCCACCTTTTCCTCGAATTTAGAACGAAACTTAGAAGGGCGCGTTGGGCGTTTCCGCTTCATCGTTGCTCTTGAATGTTTCTGTGAAGGTTTCTCCGTTACCCACGAAGCCGTCTTCTTCAGCACCGAAGCCGAAGTTACCGCTACCGCCACCATACTCAACAAGGTCGATGACCTGTACAGCACGGAGACGAAGTGTGTAGCCGAAGCCCTGAGAAGGAACGAACCAAGTGTTAACCTCACAGGCCATCTTTAGTTCAGAACCGCTACCAATCTTAGGTGTTTCAATCTTCTTACCTTGGCTGTCGTAACAAGCCACGGAGAAGTCTAATGTACCTTTAGTCTTGGTGTGTACCTTAGCTTTCTGCTTGGCGAAGATTTCATAATCTCCGTCATCAGTAATGCGAAAAGGTTTAGAGGGAGCTTTACGCACCTTGTCTTTACCTTGTTTAGAACACTCAGCGCGGTACGCTGCTTCTACTTCTTTATTTACTTGAGCTTCAAATGCCTTGAAGTCTCCTTCAGATACGTGGAGCTTGCACGAAAACAAACCGTCTTCGTCAAACTTTGTGTCTGGTGTGTCAATACGCGGATAAACCGCAGTTCCTTTAGGGGATGTGTATACTTTACTCATTTGTATTATGTTACCGATTATTGGTGGTTTACTGTTCAGAAAGCAGAATGCTAACTGAAGAAATATGTACTGTTTTTGATTTTGGAGATGTCTGCTGTGCCGTATGTGGGTGGCTCTGGCAGTTCTAGTTGTGTTGTATATTCTAATTGATGTTTCCAATCGCGTAACAAGTCAACACTAAACATAGAAATAAATACATCTCTTAAACTTTTACTTAAGGCCTCGCACCCTGTGGCGTGTGTGCCGTAGGAATCGTGGATAAAAGCAAAGTCATATATACCAGCCTCCTTGTTTGCTTTGATGATAGTCTTATGCAGTGCTGCTGCGTCTAGACTGTGTACGAAGTTAGGGCTGACACCGTTCTTCTGACGTACCTTAGATAGACGGTCGTCCTCCTCGCGGAAACGTACGTGGGTAGCGTTACCACTAATCCATGTGTTGATTTTCTTAGAGGTGAAGTTCAGGTACTCTTGGTGTACTGGGAAACCACTCGGAGTTACCCAAGAGATAGGCGCACCAGCATCTGTAAGTAACCCTGCACATTGTTGGAACCAATCCATGCACTGCTTAGGTTTGTCGAGAACACTCTCAATACCTTGCCATATGGCTTTAGCTAGTACATGTACTGCTAGGTACTTCTCGTCCTCGTCAAAAGGCTTAGAGCGTCCAAGAGCGTGTATCTGTTCTTCGTACCACTCAGAGATATAAGCACGATTGCTGTACTCGGTGAGTCCGTAGCTGTAACACATGACAGGACGCTTAGTAGTCTTACGGTCGATACCAAACTCAAGCCACTTAGCTGCAATAGCGTCACCCTCGGATGCTTGGTCTTTGAGGAACACCTCTGCTTGTTTAGCTACAACACCATAGATGTCTGCTGGTGTGTCTGTAGGTGATACGTTAGTAGCTGCCATACCGTATTCGTCACGAGTAAGCATAGACAGAATCTGGAGTCCGTTGTTGGTAGCATCCATATTCACTGGGAGGAAGGAGTCTAGCTTACCCGTGTTGTGGAGCGTAGCCCATTCAAAGCACCACGCAAGGAATTGCCAAGGGTCATCTGCTTCTGTCCATAGCTGTTCCTTTGTAGGATTAGCAGCAATACGGATAGCATCCTTAGCGAAGTTTTCAGCCCAAGCTACACGCTCTTCGAGTGTAACCTTATCGTAACCCCAAGTGTTAGCACCTTGTATAGCTAACCATTTGCGGTCGGTGGCTGTCTTAATACGTTTAGAACGTGCAAAACGTAACAACCCTCGGCAAGTATCAGAACCTTGGATACCTAAGAAGGCTGGGATGTTGTAAGCTCTACCACGGAAGTCACAATGTGTAGGGTAGAAGAAGCGGTTACCTGCAAGCTTCTCAGCGAGGTAAAGAACCTTAGATGTGAGCAGCCGCTTGGAGCGTGTTGCCATGTTGCGTTTATGTACGCCTGAAGCCATGCGTTTCCAGCGAGCGGCTACACGTTTATCTACGTCAAAGTCGTCAGGTAAGTCAGGGAGCATCTCATCTTCACGGCTAGGTAAGCCACCTATGGTAACAGAGTTCTTCCAAGCCCAAGTCATGGTAGCTAGGACTTCATCGTTAATACGCCACGGTGTCTGCTGGATAAGGTTGCAAGCCTCCATAGGCTCTTCAATCTTACCTTCAATACTACGGAGGAAATCCATGTTGGTAGTTTTAATGAAGGGAAGCTTAGGTAGCTCGGTGTCTTCAGTCTTGTAACCACCTTCCCAAACATTAGCCCACTCTTGTGGTGTGTCTACGGTAGGAAGCCAGAAAGGACTGAGCATCTCCTTGTGATAGTTGAACTCACGAATCCACTTCATGGTGTCCTTACTAGCAACAACGTAACGTGTAGGGTTTCTACGTCCTGTGTCTGTGATGTAGCGGTACTTAATGATACCTGTAACGTCACGGAGTAGCTCTACTAGGTTGAGACCTGCAGCCATAACATCTCTACGTGTCCAAGCTGGTACGTCTTCCATGAGACCTTTCTCTACTTCATGTTTAATGCTTACACGCACGTGGTGCTTAGAGGCATTCCAGTTACGTTTACGGAGCGCGCCTAAGATGATGCCTTCGCCCTTCTGATTAGTCTTGGATAAAATCTCACAACGATTCTGGTAGTCGATAACATTACCTACCTTAGTACACAGCGACGCCATCTTGGTACTACGTGTCATCTGGTCGAGAACCGTACGGATAACAAGAAAACCTATCTTGTCCGAAGGTGTGGCAATAAGGTCTATCTGCCACTGTCCCTTGTTCTTTACTTTTGACCACTTTGTTTTAGTTTCATCAATAGCTTTGATGTAGCTAGGTAGTGCGCCTCTAATAAGTCTCTGGCCATAAGCGGTCTCGGACTCCATACTACGAGAGCGTGCGCCCTCTACTTTATTTCTGTAGCGACCGACTCCAATCTCGGTCATATCTGTATTGAGTTCTTCTTGTGTTAAGTTATCCATGATTAATTTTTTGTCAGCATTTTGTCACCACCGCAAAGTGTTTGTCACTAGGGAAAGGGATAAGCTGTTGATTATATTGTTTAAAATTCAATGCTTTATAGCATATGACTGAAAAGAAGGGGATTGAAATTCCGTTCCATCAAATTGTCATACACCAAGCAGGTAATTAAGTATTTGATTTTAAAGGTTATTTGACTGAGAAGGAAAAAAGAGATTTGCCACTGGTGACGCACTCTTGACGTAGTTTGTCAGTGTTTTGTCACTGCTTTGAGAGGTTGTAGAGCTTTATCTTTAGGATTTTGTTTTCGTCTTTAAGCGAATCGTTTTCTTTTTCTAAACGCTTAATGACATTCTCCATGGATTTACGAAAAATATCGTGAGTGCTATAGAGGAGCGAGACGTGTTCCAGCTCCCCCATAATCTCTTCTTTAGTCATACCCATGAATTGGTCGAAGTTTGTTATGTCTGATTTCATATGTGATAGTTGATGTGTGTGAATTAAATACTTTGTTCAAGTGCGTCCCTAGCGTCAATCATATTAGCAGGGAAAAGTTTAGCGTATCGTAAAGTCATCTCAAAGGTACGGTGTCCCATGAACTCCTTAACGACCTGTAGTGGTACTTTGCGTTGTACTAAACGTGACGCACAAGTGTGCCGCATGAGGTAGAACACATATTCAGGGTCGGTGTCTTGGCTGCACTCACGTACAAACTTCCAGTTATTCTTAATGCTGGACTCCGTGAAACGTGCAAAAGGATACTCTTCATCATTGAGATTAACGAATGCTTGGTAGGCACGCTCGGTGAGTGGTATGGTACGAGGGTAAGCGTTCTTAGTCTTACGTAGGTCAATTAACCACCCAAGTTCAGGGTCGTGGCGTACTGATGTAGCCTTAGCATTACGTGACTCAATAGGGCGCATACCTGTATCTACAGACCAGCGAACAAAGTCAGCAAACTCGTAGCGGTCATCTGACTCTAAGAAGTCTAATATGTCGGTCTCTTCTTCACCTGTAAGGAAACGTAAACGTGCATTACCTTTGGTCTTCTTCATCTCAAACTTAGGGCGGTTTGTTATATAGTTGCGGTCAACTGCAAACGTCATAGCTTTACTGAGTGTACTAAGGCGGCTGTTTATTGTGGAAGGTTTAAGGCTCTTACGCTCCATTGCTGTAATGAAGTCGTCCAGCGCGGTTGTTGTGATAGTAGAAACCTCGGTGTCTTCTCCGAAGTGTTCCTCTAGTAGTCTTATGTTAGATAGCTGCTTGCGCTCGTTAGCTCCATTCTCCCAGAACCTCAGGTATGTCTTGTCGAGTAACTCGCGGACTGTAAGCCCTTTAGCGTTACCTTCAAGCATGTCTCTGTGTGGTAGTCCAAGTCTTATACGCTTCTTTAGCTCGCTCTCCCACGCCATAGCTTCTTCGTGCGTAGGGAACTGGCGTCTATATCTAAATCCGCTCGCCATGAAGTCGGCCATGAATTTATTACCATTTATTCGTATGCTCATTATATTCTTTCAGTCTGTGTGTGTGTGTGTGTGTATGTATTCCTTAAGGTTATTGCTGGAATCTTAGGCGTTTTTATATAAAGGTCAAATTTATATTCGTAGTGGTTTACTAAGTGCTTAATTTATGTACATCACTTGAAAATAAAAGTATAAATTTAAGCAGATAGATAAAAATAACACTGTTATTAGTATTAGTTCTGATGATTTATTCATTGATGGCGGTTTGTAAGTGTGTGTAACGTAGCATTTGCGCCTGTTCAATGTCGCCTCGTGTGTCTTCAAGCTTGAGAGCTACACTGAATACAGCCATGAAGATAGCGAATAATAATGTGGATACTACTAGTATACCTATGATGTCTTGTCGTGTGTCGTTCATAATGTTTATTTGTGTGTGGATTAATAGTGGCGGTATGCTAGTACAGCTATAAGAGCAAGCAAGCCTAAAAGTAATACATAGGTGCTAGGCTCAGGGATAACAGAAACAACGCGCAATGTCAGGCTTCCACCTTCTAGTGTCTTAATGACTGCAACTTGGTATTCCTTTGATGCGTTGTGTCGTGCTGTAGCTGTAACAATTAAGATGTCATCGTGTGTGATGTGGCTAGTGTCTGTAAGTGGAAGCTCCCATGGATAAATTACTTTATTGTCAAAGCTCCAATCCATAAGGGAAAGGCTTTGGAACTCTACTCGGTCGCCCATGCCTGCAATCTTGAAGAACTCTCCATCAGTCATGCGAACCTTTGCGCTCCCGTTCGAAAACTTAACGCTGGGTTCATTAGCTAGTATGCCAGTATTAATGCTTGTGATGTTAACACCTGCGAAGGTGGACGTGCTTAATGATAGTAAAGCGAGTGTGATTAGTTTTAATTTCATATTGGATTATTGTTGGCGGTTTGTCATGTCGTTCTTTTGTACTTGTTCTGCGTATTCTGTAAGGCCGCTCTTCAAATCTAGAGGCAGCCCAGTGAATCGCATTGCGTAGTTAACAGCCTTGTCAGGTGTTGCTTGGTGGGAGCAAAGGACGTTACGAATGATTGTTTGAGCGTCCTTGAGTTGGCTTGTGATGTTTGTTGGCATAGTTGGTAGGGTTTAGTATAGTTCTAGTTTTGCGCGAGCTTGTAGGCGGTCTAAGCATGCTCTGTTTGATATGTCATGCGGCGACCAGAATAAGCGTTTAAATAAAATGTCAGTTTCCATGGATATAAAGGTGCCGCCGTTAGCGGTGAACTCTTCATTAAGTAGGAACAAGAGTTGATTGACCTTGTGTGTCAACTCGGAGATGCGTTCGTTTGAGATGTCTTCGTTTGTCATAGTGGTGTGGTTTAGAGGTTGTCAAAGTCCATGAAGCGCGTTTTCGAGACTCTTGGCGGCGTCTTTACGTTGCGAGAATTCCAGAAGGACTTGTGTCCTTCATTGATTAAGCTTTTAAGCTTTAACCAGTCGTGATGCTCTTTAGATGCCTTCTCTTCTTTACGCTCAATAGGATTGGCGCGAAAAAGGTTGCGTGTGCTTGCTGGGCGTGTGTGGAGTGGTGTTTGCATAATGTTTGTGTGTGTGTTTGTGTGTGGTTAGTTGATTGATTATAATAGGCGAGTTACGACAAGGTCACACTCGTTGTCCTGTCCTCTGTTAAGTTCAAGCATGCGCTCTTCTGCGATTTCCATGGCGCCTTCAGCTGTCATGTGAAAAGCTTTGCAGAACTGCACCTCGATGAAGGACTGCTCGAAGCCTTCTTGCCATCCAACGAAGTGAGAACCGATTACGTTCTCTTCGTCGAAAGCTGCGACAGTTGATATTGTGCTATTGCGGAGGTCTGTTGTGTTTTGTGTGTTCATAATATTGTGTGTGTGTTGTGTGGTTAGTTGTGTGTGTGTGGTTTTTAAGCTTCGTATTTGTGTGCTTCGTGCATTGAACAAGGCTCCTCCTTAGTAGTAAAGACAGACACACATTTCTGCATATTGTCTCCCTCTCTACCTAGATTGAAATACTTGCCATGGTAATAAGCTTGAGCCTCTTGCGGAGTGGCGTTCATTGTTGTTTTGATTGTGTCTCCGTTTGCGAAGGTTGCTGTAACGTATGTCATAGTGTGTGTGTGTTGTGTGTTTGTGTGGTTTAGAGGCTATCCTTTAGGCGGGAAAGTTCTAAATAGACATCATCTAGATGCTTCAGGCCTTTTTCTTTAAAGCCTTTACCTTTTTCGTTGAGGTAACCCATACCCATTAGCAGGTCCATTATCATGTCCTCAAGTTCTTGTTTTGTTACTTTGTTATTTTCGTTGTCCATAGTGTTTGTGTGTGTGTGTGGTTAAATTTTTAAAAGGCACGGGTAAAAGTGACCTCGCCTAATTTTTTACGCTCTTCGTGGGTCGTTTTAACTGCTGCTCCTCTCCTTCTTATTTCAGCTTCAATCTCCTTTGCTCGGTCTGCAAAGTAAGAATCTCGCCCTCCCCTGAGCTGTTGTCCAAAAGCGTTAGTATTACTGTTAAAAAAGCTGTCCCACAGTTCTAGCCTAGCATGATATAGACTACGGAGATTGACCTCCTCAATGGAATAACGTTTGCCGTGGACATTGCCACATTTTACGAATTTTGCTTCTCTCATTATATAGTGTGTTTGTGTGTGTGGTTAGTAATGTTGGGTTGCGCCCCTTTCGGGGCTGTGTGATTGATTAGCCGTTATAACGAAAGGGAACGGGCTCGCTGTGGTGGCTTGGCTTCATGATGTCAGAGAATAAAATGCCATCCGTGTCTATCCCGACGAAGCTTCGCGTTGTGCTTCCGTCTACGTCTAAAACAAGTGAGAGGCCACCCGTGCACATGTCAGACTCGTAAAAGCCTAAAACGACAGCCTCAGAGCCTGCATTAATGCCTCTAGCAAATTGCCAAATGACGGGAACTTTTACGTCTTTATAGGTGAAAGCGAAGTCTGTGACATTTTCGATAGTGTTCATAGTAGTGTGTTTGTGTGTGGTTTTTTAGTGTGCCGTTGTTGGCTATGGTTAGAATACAATCAGAGGTTGATTCACAATGCAAGCGTTTTTTTAATAAAAGTTTAATTAATTTTAAAATCCTAGTGTTTAAGCGGGCTACAGGTCGAAAATAAATGCGAATAAAAACAAAAACACACATTTAAGGTGTGCCTAGTGGTGGCTGCAGGTGTGCCTACAGGTGGCTGCATCGCCCAAAAAACACGCCTTTTGTATATAAAAGAGAGAAATATTATATTTATTTGATTTAGGGCTTGCAATACAACTTTAAGTTGTTGTTACTGGACAACATGAACGACACACCAATAGATTTACTCGACGGAATGACTAGCAAGGAAATCCTAGGCTTTCTCACCGAGCATTACCCAGAAGGATGGAAGGCTTACGACCTTAAATGGGAGGGCCAGTCAGTTAAACAGTGGAAGGAAGGTCGTCGTCTTAACTGGAGGAACAACTCAAAAGGCAAGTGGGTTACTTACTGCTCACTCAGCGATGTTAAGCTGCTCGACCTCGGTCACCGCTTAGAGCTACGCATCGGTAGCATTAGCCACTTTATTGAATAGACTTTGTTTGTTAACAGGAAGCCGTTGGTAGGACAGCGCGGGGCACGTTACATGGTAAGCATGTCGTGCCTTTTCTGTGGGCAGGTGCCGAGCCGTGCCTTCAGGTGTGCCTTCAGGTGATAGTAACGGTAACACAAAAACACGGGATTTGACGGACAGGCAGGAACACACACAGGCATGCCGGCAGCACCTCGAAAACACCTCGAATCAGCCTGAATGGGATTTCATATGCCTTGCTCCCCGTTGCTATGATAGTAGTACCCCCCACGCACTGACAATCCGATGCCGCTCCGAGCGTTTGCGGGGGGCCACGGGGGGTCGCCAAGTTGCCGCCATATACGTATACCCCCTCAGATTTTTATACCAAAACCAACAGGGTGACACGTAAAGACCCCTAGAGGGCTTTTTAGGCTCAACTAGGGGTCAACACACACACAACACATATAAACGTCTTCAGGAGCCTTACAGGGCATCTCTGAGCGTTATCAACAAAATTAGTTAGAACTCATCACCCTCATCTTCTTCACCTTCAGGTTCCTCTTCAATCCACTCGAAGTGGTCTTCTAGGTTACCTACAGCGTTCAACTGGGCGTGGTGGTACTTCTGAGCCTCTAGGAGCAACCCTGTGGTCGCAAATGGGCAGCTATGTACCATGTCAAAAAAGTCTGGGTTTTCATCATCCTGAACAATCACAATGTAGTTCTTGAAGTGCTCCCCTAGGATGCCTGTAGCTTGCTCTAGGTGACTCACTTGGAGGCTCCTTTCACGTTGACCTTAAAAGACAGCTTCTTGGGCTTCTTAGACCAATCAATAGTCTCGTAGTTCTTGTCTTGTTTGGCCTTATTGTGACCTAGACGATACTGGCATCCTTTTCCCATATTAGATATGTAAATTCTTTAAACGGTTAATGATGTTAATCGTAGCGTTCTCAAGACCCCAGTAGGATTTGTAAAGAACATCTACCATCTCTTGGTGAGAGGTAACATCCACCTCAAGGGTTTCTATTTGTTTTGAAAGCTTCTTGTTCTCAGCCCCTAGGAACACCACAAGTGCGCCTAAAGTGGCTAGGTAAATTATTAGGAGTGTGTTTTTCATAGTGATAAAGTTAATACTGGTAATTACAACACACCAGTCAACACTAATAGTGCTTTTTTACCCTTTTAAAGTACACTAATTTTCAATTGGTCACTTTAAGTGGGGAATTATTACTAGCTTACTTACAATACACTCTTTTTCAAAGGCATCACTAAGTGATATTTTAAGGAGGGATTTATTTCTGTCAAGCCTAATCATTCTAATTCTTAATTATTTTTGATTATCTCGTCCCTTTCTTCTTCCATAACTGTCCTCTACTACTAGGTTGTTGATTATCAACGACTTACGATTTCACACTAAGCTTTCTGATATTTGTTATTTGACAAGGGTGTTCTTAACCACAATGTGGGTGATATGACACCACTAA